TCTTTGCAATAACGCACAAAAAAATCAATCTTTTCAGATTGATTTAATCATTAACATCGCTTTAGTGCGACGATTTTATCTTATGGAGCGGGTACCGAGAATCGAACTCGGGCCACCAGGTCGGAAGGAGTATCTAAGCAATATTGGGGACATATATAAAAGTGTCTGTATTGCTTGATACTCTAGCATTTCATCACACAACATTGACTAGCATATATTATCATTTTATAGTAAGTTTTTTGTATTAATTTACGCTAAAATTACGCTAAAAAACATTTACATTTTTTGTAATATTTCAAGTTCTTTAAAACTAAAATAATCCCCCTTTTTCCCCATTTTTTTCTTAAACTGTTGATACTTTTTCTCATCAATATAATTTAGTTCTTTAATTATTTCATTTTCTACTACATCCATACTACCTCTCCTTTCGAATATGATGTAGTAATATAACTAACCATGTTACATTCGGGCAACATTTTACAAAAAGCTCAATTTCTTATGCCAAAATTTTTTTATCTTCTAATTTTATATAAATCATTTACATTAACTTTCAACGCATCAGCAATTAATACTAATGTACTTATCTTTGGATCTCTTTCTTGTCTCTCTATCTTGCTTAAATGCCCCTTACTTATTCCTGACAATTGTGCAAGCATTTCAAGTGTCATTCCTTTTTCAAGTCTTACTTGTTTTAATAATATTTCTACTTTCATAAAATCACCTGGATTTAGTTTGTCCAATTATCTGTATATCATGTATCTTGTTGCATTTGGGCAACTTTATGAAATTAATAAAAGAGAAGTACAAAGACTTCCCTTCTTGGTCCAGACATTCTTTTATTCCCTTTTTATTATAGCATATTTAATTCAAATTGTTTGTCGAAGTTTGACATTTCAATATAATATTTTTTCGACAAAAAATGCTTAAAAATCGGCTTTTCAGAATCGTTTTAAAGGCTTTTTATTTTTTCATTAATATAGTTTTATATCTCAAATTTATCTATAAAATGCAAAAAAGAGGCAAGTTGATTAATTTCAACTTGCCTCTAATCTTTTTATATTATTTTACTCCTCCAAGCCATTTGCAGAATCCAATTTTGTAGTTGTTTGTTCCGTTTACATTATATCTTACCATTGCTCTGTCATTAAATATTCCAAAACAATCACATCTTTCTCTTGGATCCAAACTTCCTATTCTTTTTGTACAAGCTGTATCTGCATATACAACTTCTGTTGTACTTCCATTTTGATATGTTTTCACTGGTTCATCACTCCCACTTTCTATTTTTTCATTGTTAATTGGTTTGTCTTCTAAATAAGAACTAACCATGTCTAAAAATCTTTGCCAACCTAAATCTAAAGTTCTATGTGGACAATATTTATTTGCAAAATCTTGATGTTTCTTTACTTTATCTATTCCCCAACCATATTGTTTTAATAAATATGCTGTATATTCTGCAGCTAATCTTTCTGCCTCTTCAAAGTCCTCTCCTCCAGATTTTGAATAACAGATTTCAAGAGATATTCCTTTTCTATTGCCGTTGCCATTTCCTCCATCTCCTGCATTCCAAGTGTTTCTATCAAATGGCACACCTTGTACAATTCTAGTATTATCTATTGCACAATGATATGATACTTTATTGTTATTTCCTATCATATATGATATTTCTGCCATTGCTGATGCATCATTTGCTGTATTATGTATTACAATAAATTCAGGTGTCATTTCATGAGGACATTTTATATTATATTTGCTTTCTGGCACTAACATCTTAGTTACTTGCATCGTCATCATCTCCTATTCCGTCTGTTTCTGAATTGGAAAAATCATTTTCTGCTATATTCTTTTGATATAGTTCTTCTTTAAACTCTACATTTTCTACTTGTATGTTATCTTCCATAACTAGCCCTCCTTTGGCACATAATCAAGTGCTTTTTTCACTTCATCAAATATTGTTTGTATAAACTCTCTTACAGCTTCTCTAGTTATAAAAAAAGATAATGGTGCAGGTATTAACACTATTATCTTGTCTATAACATAATTTAATTTATTTTCATTATCACCTTGCTTAAACATATCTTCTGCTTTTACTATTAAATCTACTGCTGTTGCTCTTAATCCTTTTTTCTTTATTTGCCACACAAGATATAATATAAAAGCTAATATTGCAATAACAACTATTGCTATTTCTATTATTGTTGTTGGATTCATACTTATTACCTCCTACTTTTTTGTAACCATTTTTTCTAAGTTTTCTTCTATGAAAAACTTAAGTTTTAAGATTTCATTCATTTCTTCTTTTGTAAAATTTACTTTATCTTTATTTTCATATTGAATTGCTAAAAAGCCTATTGCCTCTCTTTCTTTATTGTTTAATATAACATCAAAGAATGAAGCCACTCCCTGACCTTTTTTCAACTCATATGTTGCTGGCATTGTACTTTTTATTTCTTCTAAATCATTTATTTTTAATTCTCCACGATTTAGTAAAGCCTTGATAAACCTAGGTATACAACTTAATGGAACTGATTGCAATTCCTTTTGATGTCCTTTTATTCCTGCTCGTACAACTTCATAACTGCATGATGTTTTTAATGCACTTCTTCCATTCGCGTAATGTACCCCGTTGTGAAAATCATAAATTTGTACTCTATCAGCTTTTAAAAACTCTTTTATACTCTCTAATCTATTTATAATGCACATATCAATATTACATTGTTTTTTTATCTTTTGTGGCAGTGTTTCTTCTATTTCTTTTTTAGATTTTATCACTGCCACAATTAATGCTGTTATAGATAATATTAGTGGAGTTAGTTTTGTAAAAAAACTCGTTATTGTTTCCACATTCTATTCCTCCTCTGTATTTTCTATAACTTCTTCTGTTTCTTCTACTTCAATATATGTATCTTCTACTAGTAATATTAAATCACTATATTCTTCATCACTTATTTTACTCATTGCGTAAAATACATTTAATTTGTTTTCTATGTCTGCTTTTTCTTTGTAATATTTTTTTACTATTAATTTCTTTAATAATTCTACTATCATTTATTCCACCTCCATTTCCACATCTTTTTGTAAGTTATCTAATAATAATGCACTCGTTTCTGTTGTGCTTATTAGTTGTTTTATTTCATCTATTTCGTTTTGAAGCTTGTTGTGTTCTGTTTCTAAATCTTTCTTGTACTCTACATCTATACTTGCTAATTCATCACTTAAACTTATATTTGTTATGTTTTTGTATGTATATAATTTCTGTTCTCTTACTGCTTTTTGTTCTGATGTTAGTTCTAAGTTAATTGTTTTTTCCAATTTATAATAAATTACTACTGGGTTTCCTTCATCATATTTTGATTTTAGACAAGCTTTAAATCCGTCTATAGTCGTATATTTGCTTGTCATAACTCTTACTGAATTATCACTTCTATTCACAATGCTATTATTTTTTGTCCATGAGTTGTTCCACTCCACTCCTAAAAAATAATTTGATAATACACATATCTCTGAAGGATTTGATTGTTTCTTTACATTTAATATTGCAATCTTAAATTGTGTAATTCCTGAATACGTTCCATCTATGATAACATCCTCATTTCCACTTAAAATTGCTTTTCCCCACTCATGATGCTCTACATCTGCAGTATAATCTCCATCAAGCATTTCTTGTTGAATTGGCATTATTGCTGTTTGAGATTGATGTAATATAAAATCACTCTCGTCAGTATTTGCCCATATTTTTATTACTGCATTATTAAATATAGCACTCGCATTTACCCAGATAGATGTTTTTTCTGTATCTTCATTTAAAATTGTTTGTGAAAAGTTTATACTTGAAATCCATGCTACGGAGCCAGCAAAACTAAGAAAAGTATTGTTTATATTTGAACCAGAAATACTTCCACTTATCAGCTCAACTTTTTGATAATATGTGATACCTGCTTTTAACTGTAATTTATCTATATTTAAACTAAATCCACCTGTTCCGTTTATTGTTAGTGTTCCGTCGCTGTTTACTGTTACTTTGCTGTTTTGTTCAACATTAAAATCTAACAAGTTACTATTTTCAACAGTCACTTTTGCACTACCCATTCCGGTGTGGCGAATAAGGTGATGCTTTTGTACCTTTTTCTAATTTTATCTTTGCATTTAAATCAGTTTCATTTGTTCTAAATCTTATATAAGATGTTTGAGGAGGAGTAACAAATATATATTGTCCTGTATAATTTTGTGCCCCTATCATTGAAATCCAATTCTTATTTTCATCATAAGCGTGTACTATGAAAGAACCTTTTATGTTATCTGAAAGTACATATGTAGTGTTTTCCTCAACAGCAATGTAATTTTTTGAACGTGTATTTTTTGCATTAGCATAATTTTGTCCACTATTATTCGCTAATGACCCAGATTCTAATTCGCCATCAAATAAATTCACATTACTTCCGACTGTTTCAATTTCACTAGGATAATCTAGATTAGGTGATGGTATCCCTCCTGTGTATGGCTCGTAAGTCATGTTCTCATTATCTATTGTTATTATTACATCTGTGTAATCCACATAATCACCAGCAACTCCCGTTCCTTCAGAATTAGCATAAAACCATACTCCTAAAAATTCTTGTCCTGTTTCTAAGCTTGGTATAACAAATGATATTTCTTTTTCGCTAATGTTTGTACTGTCTTTTGCCAATCTATTCGTTCCATTACTGTCGCATAACCCTACTGAATATCTACCCTTTAAATTTGAGTTAGATTTAAACATTGCTTTCATTCGTACTGTTTTCCCTACAAAATTTGATAAATTTATTGTTGCATATAAACCGAAAATATGGTCGGAAACAGTTGCATCTGTACCAACAGATAATCTCACACCTGTAAGGATAGTTTTTGCAACCGCTCCATAATGTCCATAGCCTTTTAATGTGTTATTAAATAGCTGTCTGCCGTCTCTTGTTGCTTGCATATGTCCACCTCTAATTTTCCAGTCAAAGTCAAGAGTTCCACTGTTTTCAATATATATGTTATTTCCGCTTATAGTTCCGTGATGGTATTTGATCTTTGAGCTGTTTATTTTCAACTTGTAGTCGTTCTAACTCTTCTGCATTATTGTTTATTGTCTCTTTTGTTTTTTCGAAATTTTTATTTAAATATGTTTCTACATTAAACTCATTTTGGTTTGTTGCCGGAGTTTCATGTATATTAAAATTTTCTATCTTTTTTACTGACATGTATACCCTCCTAAACATCACTTGCTTCTTTAAATTGTTCTAATGTTTTTAAATACTTATAGCATTCTTCTATAGTTTCATTTTCCGAATATTCTTTTTGCACAAAACTTGTTTCTATAAATATATTCATACTTTTATTTTCATTTGTGCTATTGTAATATTCTTTTTCTTTTTCTCTTTGCTGTTCGGATATATAAGAAGCAACTTCTATAATATTACAGTTGTTTGTTATTTTGTTTATGCTTACTATTCTATGATAATTTGTAATTATTCCATTATATAATTCTACTTGCTTTTTTAGTGCCATTTTTTCCTCCTATCTATAGCCTACAACTCTATATATTTTTAATCCGTTTGCTGTATCAGTTCCTGAAGTAGAACCATAATAAGCACTTCCTGCCGCTTTTACGTTTAATGCGGTTCCACTTATTAAAATTCTCAACCATTTCAAGAACATAGTACCATTATCATTATATTGTAAATCCGTTCCTAACGTTGAAAGTTTTCCGTTAGGTGAATATATCTTTGTTGAACCATACAGAGTTCCATTCCAATGTGGATAAAAATAAAATATCTCTAAATATGTAAAATTAGCTGCTGTTTCATTTAGAGTTATTGTTCCTGTTGTTCCTGACGAATTGTCATATAATGTTGTAACTTCAAGTATATTGGCCCACTTTGACCAATTACCACCGTTAACTGCTCTTCGACTATAAATTCTACTTGTAGCTGTACTATAAAAAACTTGCCATATCCAATTACTTTGTTGATTCCATGTATCTCCATTCATAACTTGTGTACTTAAAAATCCGTACGGATTTGCGTATGGTGGATTTTTAGTACTTGAATTTACTTGATAAATTCCTGTTGTTAAGGCTGTATCAAAATCAACAGCAACACCCATATACGCTTTAACAAGTCGTGAATTTATATATGCTTTTCCATTTACTTTAAATTTATCCTTGTTCCACTGAATGATTGGCAATCCTTGCGAAACTCTTTGAGAATAAGTTATTGTATTGATTTTATCTGATATTGTTAATACAAAGTCATAAGAATTAGTATAAGTAAAACTTGTTCCTAAACTTATAGAAGATCTTGAATAGGCATTGCCACTATTAGTTGGAGTTATTGTTGTTGTTCCTTTTGTATAAGAACTATTTGTACTTAATTTCCACTTATAACTTACTGTTAATGTGTTTGTTACACTTCCAAACGAACCATTGAACCAATTTCCTGAATATTTAAGATTAATTTGTCCTGTCGTTGGCGAAGGTCTTGAAAACGTTGCGTTTACAGTTGGAACAATATAGTTTTTTACTGTAGGTGATAACTTAACTGTTGTTGAATATCCTCTACTGTCTGTTACAACTATTGTAAATGTACTTGTTTTAACTGGTGAATACGTTTTTGTTATACTTGCTCCAGTTCCTACATTTGTTCCATTTACTGTTACACTTTTTATACTTCCCGCATTTTTTTGTAAAGTTGTTGATATTACTAAACTTCCTATAGAAGCATTTAAAACCATTATTTTATTGTTTCCCGTCAATGCTATTGTTTTTGAATTAGTATCTGTTAAAGTTGTTGTAAGGGTTGGCTTAGATACACTTTCTACTGCATTTGCAACAAATGATGTTGACGAAGAGCCTATTACAGTGTTTCCACTATATGTAGTGCAAGATATTGTACCTGTTCCACTTTTACTGTTAGGTATCATCTTATAAAAATCATTTGGCAATGCAAAATTAACACTTGTTGCAGATGTTTTTGTTGCTATTGTGCCACTTAATGTTCCAAACTGATATGTTAACGTATGTGTAAAAGATGCACTTGCTCTATTAATTACAATAGTTGTATTTGAACCGATATTTCCACTGCTACAACTTATTGAACTTGTACGCGGAATTGTTGCCAAAATTGAAGAAGTACTACAACTACCACTTCCAATTCTTGAAGTATCAGTGTCCCACGTTCCTGTAACGACTAATTTTTTTGTTCCATCTGCGCTGTGTCCTATATTTCCATTCCAAGTTGCCAACGTAATTGTTTTTGCTTGTCCTGAACTAAATGCTAGATTAGAAATACCATAAGTCATAGCTGGATATCCATCTATTGACATTGTTCCATAAGTTTCACTGTTTGTAAAAGCATAATATGAACTTCCATCAAATGTTAAATACATTTTTACTGTAACATTTGAATAATTTTCTGCTATATTTTGTGAATTTACCGTTATAGATTGCCATAGTGTGTAATGTTCACCATAGCTGCCACTCATATTTCCCATTTTTTCCTCCTATTCTAGCCAAAAAGTACCTGTCCATGCTTCTCCATTTTCATCATTATAATCTTCAAATCTTGTATGCTTTCCTACAACTAGATATTTTTTAACTGTCATATTTTTAGATTTTACAATTGTTTCTCCTGTTTTCTCATCATATCCTGCAAATAATAAACTTTCTTCACTACTTCCTGTTGCATCATTTATTTCAAGTCCAGCCTCATTTAATTTTGATTTAGTTTTTGCATTTGTTTTTTCTATTGTTAGACCATCTTCATCAAAAGTATAGCCTGTCGAAGTCTTGATTTTCGTTACACCGTTTTGTTGAATTTCTTTAGATATATCTATTGCATAATTGGTATCCGTTTGTATTGTTTCGACCGATTTTGATATTGTTTCAACATCTGATTTTTGCGCACAATCATTTATTTTTCCAATCACATCTTGATAATTATTATTTATATTAGTTTCATTGCTTTGCACTTTATTACTTATACTGTCTAAAGTTTGTGTATGCTCTGTTATTTTTTGAGAGTTTTCTGTTGTTTCTTGTGCTAACTGAGTTAATTTTAATTTTTCTTCATCTATTTGACTTTGAATTTTTCTATTTATAAGTTTCTGATTTTGTTTTCTTGTTGTTGTTTCTTGTTTTTGTTTTATTGCTATTTTGCTTTTTATATCTGCTATAAATCGCTTATTTAATGTCATTTCGCCTTGATAAATTACCTTTTTTCCATCAATATTAATCATATCTCCAATATCAATAGCTGGGTTTATTATTGTAGTTCCTTCAAAACTATAAAAAACTAACTCTTTCATAGCATCATATATTTTTTGAATATCATCTTGTTCACTAATAAATAAATTTTCTTGCCTGATCCAAAGAGTATCTTTTGTTTCATCTCCGACCTTAAATGTTTCAGTTCCATTTTCATATGCAACTCTTGATATTTGATGTTCTTCTCCCCATTTATAAGTTTTAAAAAGTCTTTGAGGAATTGTTTCTGCATCTTCTCCAAGCTTTTTTATTTGAATTTTACCAGTTCTTCCAGCACAACAAATTCCTCCAGCTTTTTCTGCTATATAACTCATATATTCTCTTGCTTTCATTTGGTTATCATAAGTATATATTTTTTTGTCTGAATTAAGAAAAGAGCTTGTTTCTAATTCAAGCCCCTTTTTTTCACATATATTTGCTGCTATTTCACTAAGAGTTGCATAGCCTTTATCTTTTATCAATTCACTAGCATCATAATATCCATCATCTGCATCTAATTTTATAATATTATCTACTGCTTTTATGTTTATTACATTATTGTCTTCATCGTTATAGTCATCTACATTATAAATTCCGTATTGGCATCATCTCAAAACTATCATCATGTTTTGCTAAACTTTTTACTTGTAATTTATTTAGATCGCATACTAGCATTTTATTTAACTCTGCAACTGTTATAGCATGATTTACTAAAACTCCGTATTCTATTCGTATTGTCTTAGCACTTGTTATTCCAGAACTTTTATGTATTTTCATCTCTATGTATTGACTCGGAACACTTCCTAGTTCTAATTTTTCATCAAACAATTCTCCACCATGTTTAAAATCTAGCAAATATTTTGGATTTAATAATACATCATCTATATAAATATTAGTAACTGTTAGTGCGTTGCTTTTATATATTGTTTTTATTGCTTTGTCTGTTAATCCCTTATACATCATTTACCTCCAAGACAATTTGTTTTTGGGCATCTGTTAATTCTTTTTGCATTAAATTAAATGATGTTTTCCATTTTGTTTTTTCTGTTGCCGTTCCTTTTTCTGTTTTTATCATTTCAACTTTTCTTTTTGAAACTCTGAATTGTGCATTCTCTAGAAAACCACCCTTTACAACTGGAACTTTGACATCTAGTATAAATGGATTTTTAAATGTCTTTTGACATAATTCTTCGGCTTCTTCCTCTGTATTAAAATCCCATGACATAGAAAGCTTTAACATTCCTACTGCAATGGGATTATCAATTAAAGAACCATCATCATTTGATGTATAACTATCTTTATCGGTATCTTCTATATCTGCACTATATGTACTTGGTGTTGGCAGATTTTCTGTCTTTCCATGTTCTCTCCATATCATAATTTTATCCTCCTATTAAAGCTTCTATATCTTTGCCTGTTCTTCTTGTTTTATCTCTTAAGTCATCTAACAATATTTGTCCTAATTTTTTATCTCCTACATTTACTGTTAGATATATTGGTCTATCAGTATTGTTTGAAAAATTAAAACCTGTCAAAGCATCTTCAAATCTTTCTGCTAAACTTGAAGATTGTACATTTACCGGCTTGATTCGAGATGTAGTTGTATCTATTTGGGTTAAAGGCTCCGTATTTATTGTATAAGACATTGTACCTGCTAAATTTTCTATTTCATTTTTTACTTTGCTAGTATTATCTTTTATTCCTTTAACCATCAAGTCAATCATATCTGGCATGTATGTATGGAAATTGCTTAACGGTCCAACATCGGGCTCTGTAAAGTGTAAATAGTCTTTTATTTTATTTGCAACTGAACTTACTGCACTTGTCACTTTATGAATGTTATTTTTTATTCCAGAGGCCATATTATCTGCCAGGTCTTTTCCCCAAGCTGATGCGTTTTTTCCCAAGTTACTAAAAGTATTTTTAATTGAATCAGACATACTTGACAAGTTTTTATCAGTTTTAATATCATTCCAGCTATCTGTTATTTTTGTTTTAATATCATCAAATTGTTCTCTAGCTTTTTCATTTATATTTGAAAAAGTATTAAATATCACTGTTGCCATTCCTGCTTTGCTTGGATCGTTTTTAATGTTATTCCATGTTTCTGTTACCTTATTTTTAATGGTATCAAATTTTTCTTTGGCCTTTTCATTTATGTTATTCCAAGTATTTGTAACATTTCCTTTTATTTCTTCCCACTTTTCATTCGTTTTACTTTTCACATTTTCCCAAGTATCAAATATATTTTCTTTTATTTCTTTAAACTTAGTTTTTACGTTTTTGCAAAATTCTTCAAATATTCTAGCAACATTTTTCCAAATACCTGTTAAGCCATTTTTTAAGCCTTCTATAATAAAGTGCCCCTGTTCTTCCATGACTGTTGATGGTGAATGTATTCCAAATGCATTTTTGAATCCATTTATAAATGGTTCAAATATATTATCATTAATCCATTGCCCTATTCCTGCTATCGCATCTACAATTCCATTAAATATTCCTCTTGTAATATCTCCTCCACACTCTTCTATTTTATCATTGAAATAATCTCCAATACCATTAAAAGCATCACTTATTAGTGTTCCTAAAAAAAGTGAAAAACCTCCAAAAGCAGCACCAAGACCTCTAAAAAACGCTTGTACAATTCCACTCCAATCTATATTTTTGATGAAATCTTCAACATCTCTAGCAATTTGTTGCCAATCTATTTCTTCTAAAGCAGTATCTATACTGTCAAATATTCCTTTTATCCCATCTCCTAAAATTTTTCCAGCTGTTGCCCAATCTATGTTGTTAAAAAATCCATTTATACTATCTCCAATTGCTTTTCCAAACTGTTTCCAATCAAATGTTGTTACAAAATTGTAAGCAAAATATATTGCTGTATTTATTCCTTGTGCAAATGTATTTCCAACTTGACTCCAATTTATTGCTTTTATTCCACCATTTAAAAATTGTGCAATATTTGTTCCTATGTTTTTTGCTGTGCTTTGTATTTTATCCCAAGGTATACTATTCATTGCATCATTTATTTTTTGACCAATTGTTTCTCCAACCTCATACCAGTTGCCGTTCTTTATTGCATCAATTATTGAACTAGGCATATTTTCCATTTTTGACAAATCTATATTAGGCCTACTTGAACTTCCTCCACTATTTTTGTTATCAGAAACGTTATTAATTTCACTATGTACACTTGATAAAGATTTATTTGCTTGTTTTGCACTAGAAGAAGCACTTTTCATTGATGAAGCTGTAGCTTTTGCAAAAATATTTACTCCTGTCAATGCATATGCAACACTTTGAATTGCTCTCATTAACTGATATACTAAATTTGTTACAAATTGAATAACTGGGACTAATGCACTTCCCATAGCATATTTCATATACTCTATATTAGCACTTAACTGTTTAGCTCCTGCATTTTGACTTGATAACCAAGATTGAGCAGAATTACTTAACACAGAATATATTCCACGCAAACTAAATAACGCTGTAGCATATTTAATAACATGCCCAAATCCATTTTTTAGTCCTGAGCTCATTTTATTTACTTGATTTTTTATATTTGCTAAAGGAACAGATATTTTTTCAATTACTGGTTTAGTCTTTTTAGCTTCTAAAAATAGCTTTGAAAAGAAATTTCCTCCACCCGATTTTTTTATTTTTTCTTTTTGATTATATAATCTATCTAATTCCACTTCTGCTTTTGCAATATCTTCATCGCTTAATTCAATTTTACCTTTTTGAGCATTTTTTATTTTAGTTTCCAACTTATCTATTTTTAAATCAATTAATCTTAATTGATTTTCGCTTTTTCCTAAGTCAAATTGATCATCACTCTTAAAAGCTTTGCCGCTAAATACATTGTTAAAACTTTGCTTTACAGCCTGTATAGTAAGTTTTATTTGTTCTGCTTCTTGTTTAAATACATCAAAAAAACTACCCAATCTATTTTGAGTAGTTGATATTTGTTCTATTTCTTGCCTTGTTTGTTTCACTTTATAAACAATACCATCTAAGTCTTTTACACTTCCAGCAAATCCTGTTATTTTCGAAAAATGTGCATTTTCTTTAATTTCTCTTAATTTAACCTTAGCACTGTCTAATAAAGCGTTATATCTAATTACTTCATTATTTAATTTGTCACTTTGTTTTTCTAATCCAACAAAATTTGGATCTTGATATAATTTTAACTGTGTAAATTGATTTATCCTTTTAGGTGCTGCATCTGGCATTTTTTTTGTTACTTCTTGTCTTTTTTCATCTTCTATTTTATTTAAAGCACCATTCGTTAAATTTAATTTCAATTCTCGTTCACTTATTTTTTTTTGTAAACTATCTATTTCTTTCTGAATTTGACTTATTTGTTTTTTGGCTTCATCATTGTTTACTCTTATTTTTATATTATTGTTTTCTAAACTTTTTCTCATTTCTTGTGATTTCTTTTTAACAAAAACTCCAGCTTGATTTACTTTTCTTGAAAATTCTTTCATATCCATTTTTGAAAATGCTTCTTGTGATTGTTTCATTGCTTGTTTTATAGCTGGTAAGAACTTTTGAAACTCTTTTAATGCTTCCTCAACTTTTGCAGTTACAACTATTTCTATTTCTTCCACCGTCATAAGATATTCCTCCTTTCTGTATTTTTGCATAAAAAAACACCTACCTAAGTAAGTGTTTCTTAATTATTTTGTTTTTTAGTTGCTCTTAATGGTGCTCCGACATTGTCTCTGAAGCTTCCCAACAGTATCTTTATTGTATCTAGGAACCATCCAATCATACATAACCCAAAAGTAAATGTATATAATAATCCTTTTCCTATATTTCCAACATAATATTGATGTAAACCAAACCATCCTCCAAATATGCACATTATTAATGCTGTATCTTTATTTTTATCTGATGTCATTGTTTGATAATGAGCCATATATATATCCTCCTTTTTTATTTATGTGAAAATTATATTATAAACTATTTAAAAACATTGTCGAAAACTGTCGAAAATTTATTTTTTTTATATTTTTTTAACCTTTAAACAACATTCTTTGTTCTTCTAATGTTTGAACTTCTTCTTGTGACTCAAAAAGTTCTTTATAATTATCTCTAATAAGGATTACTTTTGCATTTTGGTTCATGCAATCGCCTGCTATTAGTTTGTTTGTTGCTGCTTCTTGTAAATTTATTGCATCTATTAAATCATCATTTTTCTTTGCCAAATTCGCCTGGCAATAATTTTTTATTTCAGAATATCTACAATTCCAAAACTCATGTGGTTTCATTCCCCAATAATATGCAAACATTTCTAATGCATTTATTAGTTCAACTACATTTTTTGAGTTTTTTATTTTTATATTTATATCTTTTAAATTTCTGATATAATTTGTTCCGTCATTTTGTTTACAGCTACTTCTGCTGACTTTCGAATTAATTCGTTCATATTCATTGTTGACAATGGATTTGATGTCATTTCTTTTAGTTCTTTCTTTGACATCTTCTTTTTGAAAAAACCATCTTCATTCAATGCCTCTGCTACTTTTCCATATAAATCATTAATTGTTATACCGTCTGCTCTGCATTCATCCATAAAATCATATACTTCACCAGATGTTTCAAATACACTTTTTCCATCTTCATCTTCTGCTAACTTAAATATTATTTTTGACAATGCTTCCATGTCTAGTTCTGAATATGCTTTTGTAAAAGCTTCTTCAAAATTTTTGTTTTTTAGTAGATTAGCTATGTCTACTATTTTTCTTGTTTTTAGTACTAAATTAATTGTTTTGTTTTTTGTTTCTATTATCATTCTTTCTCTCCTTTGCAAAAGAGAGAAGGCTCAAAGCCTCCTCTTAAAATTTTGTTGAATCTCCTTCAATTGGATATCCATCTGTTTCTACTACTTTTGAATTTTTAAATACCCTCATAGTATCTTTTATGAAATCCCCATCATTCATTTCTTGTCCTGCAATATCTATTGTGCATTTTACTGTTTGTACAAGTGGTTTACTTGCAACTGATGCTGTTGATTCTGGATATTTAACAAATAAATATATTTCTGTATCTGCATCTGCTATAACTCCCATTGCTTTATGTACTTCTTGTATAAACAACATTTCAATATCAACAGCTTCTGCTTTTCTTTTTCCTTTTGCCATTCTTTCTTCGTCTAAATCCAATGCACTATATGTTTGTCCTTCTTTTAGAGTCTTTAATTGTCCTACTTTTTGAACATAACCAATTTTAGTTTTATCTCCTGTTAATGTTGTTGCATATGACACTTCTGCCTTCATTGCAACTTGTGGTGTTGTTGTTGCTGGTGTATCTGCCATTTCTAATTCCTCCTTATTATCTTAAATTAAAAGAGGTCGTTATTGAATTATAACGAACCTCAAATGTTATTGTTATACCGTATTTTTGCAATATAGGATCATATACTGCTTGACTGGTATTTGTCCTTATAAAATTATATTTTTGAAGTTTTGTACTAACTTCATCTGTCATTTGCATAGCCTGACGTTGCTTTTCATTCCAACAAGTTATTAATATTTGAAATGTAGAACGGATTGGAAATGCGTTTTCTGTTAGATTTACTGACTTTAAAGGTGTATGTAATTCAAGACAAGGAAATTTACTTGTAGTTGTTGGATTTGTCAATATTTGTTTATATTTTAATGATTCTAGCCTTTCATATACTAAATCACTAAACTCTTTTATACTTAAATCTTTCATTTACACACCTCTTTCAACATTTCTTCTATTTTTTTCTTTGCAACTTCTACATTTTCTTCTCTACTTTGGAAACTAGCATCACTCATGAAGTGATTTGCCTTACTTCCATGAGCTATATAAAAATCTATTCCTTGAATATTTACAACTGGATATGATAATGTTTTTTCGACTTTACTTACAGGAATAAACCATTCTGTATAGCCACTTTGAATGAAGTGTTTGGTTTTTCCCACATGTTCCATCTCAGCATTGGCACCAGTTCCAAAGTATTCAAAAAATAAATATGAGACTCCATTAGACATAAATTTAGAAGGATCTGCAAAAATACGACCGCTTCACTTCTTTAGTAGACATATCAATCATTTCAACTAATATACCTTCCTCATTATGTCCTTTTTCTAACTTTATTGCATAACCTCTAATGTTATTTAATACATCTTCTGTTATTTCTTTTGCTTTCTGTGGTAATTTCTTAGTTATAGCCTCTATATTTTTGAAATTATGTTTTACTTTTATATTACAATTGAAACTTATCATTCTTGCACCTTCTTACATATATATAAATAAGTATTTCCGATTTTATTTTTATCAGTTACTTTATATTGAGGTTTAAACTTCTCTAATTTTGAGATATCTTCAAATGATATTCCATTGCCTTTTTGTATGTCATATTCACTTGTTGTTCTTCCTTTATAAGTGCTATAATCAACTTCACCAGTAGATTTTCTATCTAACTCGTTGACGTCTTGTTGCATATTTAACCAAGCTATGCCTTTATATTTCCATACTTGGTCTGGCTCGCCGTGATCTTCTATTTCTTCATATTCTGATATATATACCTTTGTTAAATCTCGTAATAACATTATTTAATCCTCCTTAATCCAGATTTTATAATGTCATTTCTTAGTTTTTCTATAATATCTTCATATGATGTCGAAATAGAACCTTCATTTCTGCTTGTTAATCCTTCTGCACCTCTACAAAGATATATTGCTTTTACAGCTTTTTTTATGTATGGAAATAACTTTGTATCATTCTTTTTTCTATTAGAAATATCAGAGGCAATAGAGCTAACTTCCTCTAATATTTCTTCTAATACCTCGTCGTCACCTCTATAATTAGGTCCTAAATCATTTATTATTTTATCTATATTATCGTCCATTTTCTATTGCCTCCTATTTTTAGGCCATTGAAGCAATTGTTGCTATTCCTGCTTTTTTAGCCTTATTCTCTGAATTAACTTCAACAATTACTATTTTTTGTCCAGTTGTTGCTGTGATTTCATCTGTTCCATTCCAAGCTGTGTATCCAGATGTACAAACAGCATCATATTCTGGCATTGTTGGATTAGCTGCTGTTTTATATTTATAGCTGTTTCCAGAAGCTAAAGCTGGTTTAACGATTATTTTTGTTTTTCCAGTTGATGTTCCTGCTACTGATGTTACAGTTAACTCTGCAAGTTTAGCATCTGTTACATAGAATATTGTATCTTCCATTAAAGCTTTTGTTCCTTTATATAAGAAATCTTCTAATGCTACAGCATCATCAAATGGTACTTTCTCTGCTCCATACTCTGATACATAAAATGGTTGAGCAATAGCTCCATCCATCATTACAACAGCTTTTACACCGTCTGGTAATCTTGTTGATTCATAAACTCTAACAGAATCATACATACCAATTGCTTGTTCTTTTGGATCTGTTCCATTTGGTAAATCATCAAGAATTTTCTTCATTCCTTTTCTATATTCGCTATCTACTACAATAACTAATAAATCTGACTCTATACCATCAATAAAGTCATTCTTTAAAGTTCTTGCTTTTTGTAATAAAGTATCAATTGTATCTTGAATGTTGTCTTTTGCTGGTACTTCTGTTCCTCCTAATACTTTTGCAAAAAACTCTCTATCTAGATATCTTATGATAGCTGATTGATGATTTACTTTTCTTTTTTCAGCCATACCATCGATACCATAAAGTTTTACGTCTTTTCCTTGCAATTCCTCTACAATTTCTTTATCTGTATCAATAACAACTTTTACGGGTTTTGCTTTTACTTTATCACCTTTTCCAGCAGCTCTTGCAGTACCTTTATCTTTTAATTCTGCATTTACAAATCTTTTATATTCAATTACTCCACCTTCTGGATTTCCAGAACCATTTTTGGCTTTTATTTGTTCTGACACTGCTCTTGCAGCAACATTTTCTAGTACTCCACTTAATACTTGTTTTAAATTATCCTTTGTTTTGCCATCTTGTAGCATCATATTTAATGCTTCTTGTGTAATTTCTCCCATTTTTAATTCCTCCTATTTTTTAATAACTTGCTCTAGCTATTGATTTGTTTCTTTCATTATCAATACCTAATTTTTGAGTTGGAGTATCTTCTTTTAGTCTTTCATTTACTGCTTTTTCAACAGCCTTATTAAAAGCGTTTGAAACTTCTTCAATTTTCGAATTAATTTCTTCTGCCTTAACTGTTTCAAAATTAAAGAAAGTCAATAAAGATATATCCAATCCTTTGTCACTTGCTATTTTGGTTGCCTGTTCTTTCAATTTATAAGCATTTAATTCTGCAAGTGCTTTTTCTTTGTCTGTTCTTTCTTTCTGTGCTTGATATTCAAGTTTTTGCTCTTTGTTCATCTTTGCTAGTTTTTCAGCTTCTGTTTTTTCACTATTCATTATTTCTTCCCAGTTTGCTTTAGCTGTGTTTATAGCCTTTTGAACTCTTTTATCAAACTCTGCTTGATTCTTTCCGTCTTTTAAGAAATCATCAAATGTTACAGGATTATTATTTATTCCTGTATTATTTGCTCCCGCTGGTTCAGTAACTGCCCCAGTATTAGCATTATTTGGATTTACATTATTTTCTTGTTCTTCCATTTTCTACTCCTTTTGCCCCAGCCATTGCTTAAGCCCCAGCCATTGCGAATTTGTATTCTGTTGTTCTTTATAGCCTGCAAACAGTAAAAAGGCATAAAAAATAGACGTACGTCTACGTCTAAAAATTTATAATTATAAAATGTTAATAACTTATTTATTATCTTTATTCTTTTGCTTTCATATATCCATCAGCAAGTGTTAATCGTTCTTGCATATTTCCTACCTTCTTTCCATAATAAAAACACCTACTTTTTAGTAAGTGCTATTTGCTTTTTCTTATTTGAACTGGATTTTGTATGCTATCATATTTATTGGTTAATTCTTCTATTTTTGCTTTTATTCTTTTATCTATTTTATTGATGTCAAATCCATCAGGATATATCTTAATTAATTCTTTGTCTAAATCAACAATATATTCTTTTTTTAACAAATCTTGAATTTGTTTTTCTGTCATTTTAAGACCTCCTTAATATAATTGTATAAATTTATATCTTTTCTTTTTAACAACTTATTTTTTTCAAAATAGCATTTAAATCCTTCAGAAAAATATTCTCCTAAAGTTTTAGGATTAAATGTAAAGTCTAAATAATTTAATTTGTAATTTCCATCTATATCTTGTTCATACACTCTTCTTTGATACTCTGAAATGAATTTGTTTCCATCTAACCAAAACTCATATTCTTTTCCATACCCATTTATATTGTCTGTATGTATTTCTTTAATATTTAAACCATTTTGTTGTATTTCTATGTATTTTTTATCATGTAATAGATCTAGTTTTGTTTCTATCACATGTCCAATTTCATGCAATATTTCATATTCGTTACTATCATTTAATAAATGTATTATATTATTTTTTCTATCATAATAACTATTATTTTTTGATATTTCAAAGGTTGTATCATTTATAAGTTTTCGAATTTTTGTTGGCAACTTGTTTATTGCTTTCTTTATATTACTATCTAGATTTTTGCTATTAGTATAATTGTTTTTTCTTATATAATCAACATTATTATACTCTGTTTTTTCTTGTTTTGCAACTGGTGAAACATATCTTATCGTACTCCTGCACCAATGCCAATAGTACATTATTGGAGGTAAATTAATACCAGGTACTAACCCTTTTACCCTAACTGGCATAAGCTTAATATCTTTTTTACTATTTCCCCAATATCTATCAAACTTATTCTCTTTGTTAATATAAAATCTCATCATATTCATTGATTGACACATCTCAGTACTATGTTCATCAGTTACTGCCCAAAATTCAACTTGTGCATTATCATCTGCATTTAATTTTATTCCTTGTACTTTTGCTAAATTGTTTAGTCCTATCGTTTGCAAATCCACTGCACCTGAGATTTTATCATTATTTATATTAAGTTTTTGATTGTTTTGTCTGCTCATTATTGTTTGAAAATCACTAGAATCGATTTCTAGGTCTTTTTGTTGTTGTATGTTTAGAATTGCTTGTTTATATATTTGTTGTGCATTATATTGCATTGTTGCTTCAATATATTGTTTCCAAGTTAGTCCGACTATAGTTTGGTTGGTCTAATAACGCAAGAAACAAAGCCATTTGAATTATTGATGGCTTTTTCTTTTTATTTACTTCCTGTTGTCCTTGTTCATAATAATAATTTGCATCTTCATACATTATCTGTTTTTCTTTTTCTTCAAGTTTGCTTTGTTCTTCTATGTATGCACTATATATAAGCAATTCTAGTATTTCACTATTCTTTACTCTTGTTCTTTTATAAATATTATTTGCCAGTACAGTAAAATAATTATTATTTTTTAATAGTCCTTGCTCTTTCCAACCTTCTATATATGTATTTATTCTTTTTTTGGTTTTATTATCTGCTATATTATATATATTTTCTTGTGTAAAATTAAACGTATCAAATATTTCTTGGAGTTTATTTTGAGTTTGCCTGCTTGTCCTTTGATATATTATTTTCAGTTTTTGCATCTGTTGGTCGTGATACTTCCATATTTCCACTTATATCACCTACTTTTTCATTAATGTCTTTTGGTTGATTAGTTTCTTCTGTTTTGGCCATATTTTCTAAATTTTTTTGAATATTCTCTTGGTTTTGCTTGTCCATTTCAGCAAGTTCTGACTCTGCATCTAATCCAAATGGTAAATGACTTATAATTGATTTATCACTTACTAATCCTCTTAATTTTAACCAAGCAGTTGTAAGACTTTCTGTATCCGTAGGTAAATTACGTATTAATATAACGTCTATATCTCTAAAATCATATTCTTTACCTTTTTTTAGGTTTATTCTTGCCGTTATCATCTCCCACATTCTCAAATACTCTTTTCTAAACAAGTGATGTGCCTGTTGTAATACTTGCTCTAAAGGGAAAAATTTCTTTTCCAATGCAGCTGCATTATCCGCATTAGTAAAACCTATGTCAGTTACATTTGGTACTCCAGAAATCATTAGTGCCATATCTAAGCATGTTTTTTTATGATTTTCTGATGCAGTATCATTTATATCCTTTATTATCCAATCTATATCTCCATCTTTATCTGGAGTATAAAATACTTTTGCATTTAAAACAGCTTCATCTTCTTGTACTCTTGCAGGATTTACTGTCATTATTATATTGCCTTGTTTATCTTTTTGTTCTTCTCCATTTTCATTTAGCAACGGAATTAAAGGGTCATTTGTTGGTGCAAATCCCGTTACCTTTAATTTGGCATTATCGTTATAATCAAAAATATTAGCATTATTTTCAATTACTTTTTCATTTTTATTTATTAAAGTTATAACATTTTCAAAAAATGACATTCCATAAGGATTTTCTACTGCAAAACAAGGCAAGTCAGTCCATCTTACTGGTTTGTCACTACCATCTACTTCTTCAAACTTATATTCAGCACTCTCTGTAATAGTCTTTTTTTCTATTCCATCGACAAATTGCTTTTTATAGTCTTTGGTTATTATTTCTAAGTGTGTTTCAATTCCGCCTGTTGCTGTATTTTCATACCAACATCTTAATAATCCTATTTTTGTGCTTGGTACATCATAATTCCATATAGCGACTGTATTCAAGCTTGAAACATTGGCATACACTTCTTCGTTGTTCTTATTTTCATACACTAATCCATAACACGCTCCAGTTGTAATATAATCAAGTACACAATCATAAAAAAAGCTACCATTGTCATTATATTTTGCAATATAATCAATAATAGCTTGATAGTCTTCTGGATCATTCTTATCTCCAAAAACCTTTTTAAATATTCTTTTTAAAATTCCTTTTTGAGTTTCATTTATGTTCTTAACTTTAAATTGAGGCTCTTTTCCTCCAAAATATCCACTTGCAATAATACTTATATAATATTCAAGTGCAACAATAACATCTTTTTTGTCATATTTCCTTGTAAATCTATCTTGTAAGTATTTTCTGTGCATAAATATTGGCAATGCTTTTCCCCACAACACACTTATGTTTTGATTTATATTTACTTCACTTAAAAACTCATCTTTATATTGTATTTTTTCTACAAAACTCATTATTTTTCTCCTTTACATTATACTGTTGTAACCAAATTGTATTGTATTTGGTCTTGGATGTTCATATACACCCGTTAAGCAATCCTCAGCATCATCATGTTCATTTTTTCCAGTTCTTACATAATGCTTTAAGTGTTTAGCAAATTCTGGCCATCTATCCTCCCAATTAATTGGAAAATAAATGTTATTCATTACTCCTGTCGAATTACTTAATATTCTTGCAATTTTATTTTCGCCTTGATGAAACCAATTTACTTTTGTGTGAGTATTTTTTAACTGCTTTAATTCTTTTTGCACATTCCTTGCAAATCCTCTACCACCGTTATTACTTTCTATGTTTGCATTTCCAACATTATCTTTAGTCAACATCTTTGCCACTGCTGGTTCTGTTACTTCCATAGGCTCTTGTGTATAAATAACGTCTAAAATATAATATTCGTTATTATACATTTGATAATCTATGGAACACAAATAATCATCACCTTCATCTGCAGTATCTGTATAATTCATAACATAATGTGCCGGTGGTAACTTTTCATAAGTTTTAAATGTTGTGTATAATCTATTCTTTACATCTATTGGCTCTTGTTGGTAGTTAGCATAAACAATGTCTTTATTCATGTTTTTAGTCTTAAATTCATAATCTTCTTTGCTTAATACCTCTTTGCATAACATTGAGCCGTCTTCTCGGACTGCTTTGTAATTTATATGTCTAACGTTAGAATAATTCTCTAATATGTATCCTGCTAAATCATTACTAGACCATCTCGTCATAATAATTATTAATTTAAATCCATTTTCAGTTCTTGATAGCATTGTATTATTAAACCAATTTATATGATTTTTTAATGTGTTTTCGTTATAGGCTTCTTTTGCATTTTTTATAAGATCATCTATTATCATTATCGTACAACCGAAACCAGTTGCAGTACCTGTTGGCGATGTTGCTAGATAATTTGATACTTTACTCCCAGCTAATGCCCACTTTTTTTGTGTTGCTTCACCATCTTTGATTTTTGTATTAGGAAATATATTGTTATACACAATTACTCCTTCTGTTTTTTCAGAAGCTATTGTGTCTCTTACCGATTTTGCAAATGAACTCGACAAATCCTCATTATATGATCCCGTCATTATTTTTTCATTTGGATTTGTCCCTAATACCCACTCTACAAATTTTCCAGCTGTTCTAGATTTTCCATGTCTAGGTGGCATATTAATTACACACACTTTTTCATCACTCTTATAAAAATCCTGTAATTGATAGCATAAATCTTTTAAAAATACTCGTTCTTCTTTATAAAAATCTGATGCCATTAATTTACAATACTCAAAAAAATCACGTCTAGCTAATTCTAAACGTGCTTGTTTTTTTAATTCTTCTCTTACATCATTATTCATTTAGTATCTTTCTCAACTCTTCTGTTGACATTCCAGAAAATGGATTATTTACTTCTCCAGATATATTAAGTTTATCTTGTGGTTTCTCTCCTATTGTATCTCTAATAGTCTCAAATGCCTTTACATTTCCACTTAAAGCTTCTTGAATAAGTGAAAAACTTATTTTTTCTTGTATTGTTTTATCTTCAACTTTAGTTCCTAACAAAACTAACAATTCTTCTCTTAGTGTTTTTCTTTGTCCTCTTACTTCTCCTGATTTTATGCCACCATTTTTTCCTCTTTCTCTTGCTTCTTTCTTGGTTCGCACAGGTTTTAAGTTTTGTTCATTTGCCATTTGGTTCACCTTCTTTTTTCTCCTATAAATACATTAAAAATTTTCCATACTCTTTTGCACATGTCTCTTCTATTCTACATCCTCTCGCTTGTTGCCATCCTGGCATAAATACAACTGCATCAGCTTTATCTAACAATTCAATTGACTTTGATAAATAAAATAATGGACTCTTATTTTCTGATATATCTAATACAGTATCTATTACTTCATGACCTTCTGCTTCTATCTTCAATATCAATTCTGCTCTTTCTTCTCTTATTTGTTCGCTTGACTTCCCTCTCATAGGTTGACTTATCATTATTTTCATTTTTCATTCTTCCTTTCGGTTTATAATTAAAACAGATGCCATACCTTTTACAGCCCTGACATCTATTCCTCATACAATATTTTATGTTCATATGTTACTCTTTCTTTATAAGCTCTGTGTAATGATACAGGAGCTATGTTCTCATTCGTGGTTAAGTTTTTTATAGTTACCAATAAAACCGTAGTATTACCTGCGTTAAAACCTAAACATATTTTTTATATCACTACGCACAACTTACAAATATAAAATTAGAGCTCACTAGAAAAGCTCTATACAAATCGAAATTCAAGGTTTATACATTGTTAAACATTTATATCAACATATCTAGTATCTGTTAATACCAACTAAAAAAGAGTCTATCTTTATTGATAAACTCTTGTATATTTTGTCATTTTTTGTATTGACAATTATTATTCCATTTTGATATACTATGCCTAAGTTGTTAAAAACTCCTTCGGTTGGGTGCATAGATTAGTAATTGACTTCTTTGCATTTCAACTATTAGTTTATGCACCTGACTCTTCGCTTTGAATAGTTAAGTGCAAATACATAAGAAGGAGGTGTGGTATATGGAGTGGCTCCTTGGAATTGCTGTTATTCTTTTTGTTCTAGATAGTCTAGTCGAAAAAATAACAGCATTGCTAAAACAGCTCAAATCTTCTGGTTCAGCAAGACTGAATAAAGGATTTGAAGCAAAGTTATCTGTCGTTCCGATAGATAAAAAAAGTGAAGATGTCCATAAACATCCCCACAACTAACAACGGGTTGAGTAAAGACTTTGTCTTTACTCATTCTTTTATATTATTCTATATATTTTTTTTTCTTAAGTCAATTACAATAATATTACATTTGTATTACAAAAATATTACAATTTGTTTAATTATTATAATCGTTTTATTTGATAAAATCAAGACCTTTTATAATATTTTTATTTCATTTTATGCAACTTCATGTATTATTATACCACTTTTATATTAATTTTGCAAATTTTCCAATTTTTTGATTGTTCTTTGTGCTGACGTTCTTGCATTTACATCAGTTACAATTGCAAAAATAGACGTAACTATCATACCGCTCAAAAATGTATTTAGCTCAAACAACAATACAAATGAAACAATTACATATATTATGCAATATATAATTTGTCTAGTTACAAATTTTCTGTACTCTTTTCTTTTTATTTCTTCCATATATACCTCTTTTTAAAATAATAAAAAGAGTAAACATTTAAAACGTCTACTCTTGCACAAACAAACAATTTGCCTTAGCAAATACTTTAGTCGCCTGGTCTTTGAGATATTTTTCATATCTGCGACTCTTTATAATTTATCTATTATAATTATAATACCTTAGAATCAAAATTGCATCCAAATTTTATCACAATTTTATCACAATTTTTCATTCTCCAATATTTAAAACTTCTAGCATACTTTTTATTGCAGAATCTCTTATATTTAATAATTGATTTATTGATTTTGGTTTCTGAAACTCAACACAATACTGTTGTGATACATAATCCCATTTTGACTTTTGCATATAATATATTTTTATAATAAACTCTTCTTCTGCTGATAATTGTTGCAATAAGTTTTTCACTCTTACAATTTTCTTGTCTAATTCGTCTTTAATTTCTGTTAACTCTGATATCTTTCTTTCTAAATAAGCTCTATCTTCTATGTTTACATGATGCATTTCTTTTTGATATCTCATTGCTGTATTAGCTGTTGTGTCTGATATTTTATTTGTATTACTATGTATGCTGTCATATGCTTGTCCAGACAGCTGCATACTTTCTATTATTTCTTTATCAGTTTCTTCATTGACACTTCCCGCATATTCTAGTCTTTTTTCGTATGCTTCTTTTTTTAGCTCAACTTCCGTAAGTTTAGCCTGGTTCTTTGTATGTTCTCTTAACATTTTTTCTAAATCTTCTTTTATGTATTTACTCATCTGTATCCTCCTTGAATAAATAATATATTCTATATTTATGTTTCACAAGGTTGTTTTTATTTAATGCTCGTCCTACTTCTCTTGCTGATAAATTTAAAAATCTTACTATTTCTGGCAATGTTCCAACTCTCATACATTGCTCAGCTTCTTTTTCATTGTATATTCCATATATATTCATTTGTAATATCATCTCCTATGGTTTCATATTCATATTTTTCCTCAGTCTTGGTGTTACTATTACTGGTTTTATTAATCCTAGATCGTATCTTTTAAATGTTTCCTTTACTCCTGTTGTCATGTCTTTGTATAACACGAAATTAGGATATTCTTTTACAAAGATGTACTTATGTCCATTCTTGCTTATTATTTTTGGTGTTTTCATTTGTATCACTTCATTTCTTTCAAGTATCTATATATTACCCTTTCTACTTTTGCTAATGCTTCGTAATTACTTATAAATATTCCATCGTGTCTGTGTCTTACTGTGCTTCTTATTATCTTTATTTGCTGATTGTATTCTCTTCTATATATTTCTGCTAATTTGTTCTTGCTTAATCCTGCTTTCCACTTTTCTATTATCTCTTTATCCGTCACTTACTACACCTCTTGTGTAGTATTTACTATTATTTGTTTTTATATTTTGTTGTTTTCTCTATTATTCCTCATATCTGAATCTATTCCACTCTGCTTGCATTCCTTTTTGAGAGATAAATGCCATTGCTTTTTTGTGTTCTGCTTTTATTCTTAAATATTCCATTCTGTGTTTTTTATACTCTTCAAACTCTTCTTCTATTTCTATTTCGTGTAACTTTCTCTTTATTTTCTCAATTTCTTTTTCATTTCCGTCAAACGCTCTATAATCTTCTAAATTCCTTTTGAGCTGTTGTTTCTTTTCTTCTCTATTTTTAGTCATAGATTAATCCTCCTCTTCTATTCTGCTTTTTCCTCTCTTTCTTCTATTAATTCTATGTCTTTTATTAATTTTGTACCAAAATCTTTATAAGTTTCATATCCACCTTTATGGCCTGATATTATCCAAAGTTCTTTATACATATTGTCTTTTAATTTTTCTACTAATTCCTTATCTGTTATGTAACAATAAAAAGTATCTTTTTCAATGTTATAATTCGTAACAACACCACTTTGTGTAGGAGTATTAGTTAAATATTCAACTTCTACCTTGTAATATGTTTTTAACAAATCCTGTTCTTGTGTTACTGCTGTTATTCTTGCTTTATCTCTATCATTGCTTTCTATGTAATTTATATATCCATGTGTGTATCCAATGATTATTGGGATTGCAAACAACATTGTTCCGAAAACAAACACTCCTAATACTCCAAAACCACCACAATTTTCTTCTGCTTTATTCCAACATAATCCTATTAAAATTAATATTACTATTTCTATAAATATAGTTAAAACTATCATTTTTATTTTACCTTCCTTTCTTCTATTAGTTCTTGTAGCATCTTATTTAAAACTACTATTGCATATTTATTAAATTCAATTTCCGCTTCTTCTTTAGCTGTTTTGCTCTTTAATATAGTTGTATTTTCTATATCTAATATATTTTTCTCATGATATTTTATTTCTTCTTCTATCTTGTCTTTTACTTTTTGAACTGAAATACTATGCTTCATTATAAAATCCAAATGTTTATTATCTTGTATATGCAATTTATTTAATTTTTCATTTTCTTTTAATACTCTTTTATAATCTGATAAAATATGTTGCAATATTCTAGCAAGCTCTACAATTTCTTTATTGTAATATCCATGCCAGCCATTTTCTTCTTTATACTCTTTATCTGTTTTTATAGATTTTATAAAATGTTCTGCATTTTTTATATCTTCTTCTATACTATTTTTGTTACCGGCATTTTTTACGGTATCAAATTTATTTTCTTTCACTTAAAACACCTCCTAACTAGCACTATTAAAAATTATATTATTTTTTATTGCAATTAATTTTTCCATTAAAATATCTATAGTTTCAATTTTATAAAAAGTTAATTCTGCTAATGGTTCAAAATCTTTATCATTTAATGTTACTTTATCTCCAATTTTTAAAGTATCAATTGTTGCTTTATCTAAATATAAAGAATTTCCTATTTGTGTTATTAATATCGAACCTTCTCCGTTTTTGCTAAAGTTTATTTTTAATCTTTCTTTCATTATGTATTACTCCTCTCTCAATTAATTGTTTCGCCTATGTAATCAGCATAAACATAACCTTTTCTTCTTACATTTTTGCAAAAAGCATTTATTCCGTCTGTTTCAATTATGTTTAAATAATATTCTATTAATTTTTGAGTTTCTGGATGAAATATTCTTTCTTTTTTACATTTATTATAATATTTTAATGGTTCACTATATGCCTTGCCATAATCCACTTTATGCTTTGAATATACTATTCCAGCTCCCAACCAGTCACATATCATCTCAATTACATAATCATACGGAATTTTACAAGGTGTATTCTTATATGTTCCTATATTGTCAATCCAATATTCCCAATGATGTGGGTTATGTCCTTTATGATGTTGCCATGCTAAACTATATCCTTTTTCTTTCTTTTCTGCATCAATTGGACTACTTGTACCTTGAAAATATTTTGCACTGCTAAAAAATTCAGTTATTCCATACTTGCTCAAATCATGCATTAATCCTCTTTTATATTTTCCACATTTAAAGCAAAATTTCATAACATAAAATTTGTGCTTTGTTATGGTTTTAAAATGTTTTATATATTTTTCTATATTACTCATATTTTATTTACTCCTCTCTAATTCTTCTAAAATTCTATCAATAGCATAACAATAAGGATAATTTCTATTGCCCATTCCCTTTAATATGTTGGACCAATCTTTTAATAATTTTTTGTTGTAATCTAAGTCATCATTATATTGTTTATGCTTTATATAATATTTGTACCAATATTCGCTTTTTTCTGTTGATGTCATAGTTTTGTCTAATATTTCAGTTATTGCCTTTCTTAACTTTAAATTGTTTTCATCTAAATTACTGTCAGTAGTCATTACCCAACAATTTTGTAAAATATTTTTCGTTTCTTTAGATATTTCCTCCTTGTCCATATCTTATTTACTCCTCCCTAATTTTTCTATGCAAATCCTTGACCTTTTTCATAAAGTACCCACTTGTTTTTATCTTGCCTTTGATAGTGTCTTTCACTTAATGGTGCAACTAAATGTATTCTCCAATCATTATCTTCATCTTTTAATGCTTCTTCCTCAGCTTCCTTAAGAGTCCATAAATCACTTTCATTTTTTATTGAATTTTCATTATAAATTTCTTTTCCGTTTTTAGTTACTGTTGCAATTCCAAATCCTACCGCTATCAGCATTTCTTCTGGTGCAATATCATATTGGTAACCACAATGTAAACATCCTCCGAATCCACCTTTAATAGGCTTTTCTTTTTTCCACTTCATCTCTTATTTACTCCTTTACTACTAAATCTGCTTTGATTAAATCGTATAATGTTTCTAATAATATTTGCCCATTATTTCTAATCTGTATTTCTCTATCTTTAAACCAAATAATAATATACTCTTTATAAAATAATCCGCTTTCTAAATTCTTTAACATATACTTTGCTATCTATATAATAATCTGGTTTAAACCCAAACTTTTCAAGTTCTTCTAAATCTACTCCGTTCTCTTATTTTTAACATATCTATTCTCCTCCTAATAATTAACTCTAATTATATAACTGTTAAATTCTGGTTGATAATCTATCCTTAGTCTTAAATCTTGCATTTTATCTATTCCATATCTTTCTATTTGTATTCCACCTCTCATACCTCCAATTTGATTAGTTATTGCAAACTTTACTATATTTTCTAATTGTCTAGTATAAACACTAGATTCGATTTGTTTATCTAATTTTTTTCTTAATCTTCTATTTGATAATCTTTCTGTTTCTAAATCATCTCTTAATTTTATAAGTTCTTTATTTAATTTTTTTACTTTTCCTTTAACGCTCATCTTCTCCTCCTACTTTATAGCAATTAGCCTCTATCTGTTCATGAGTTAAAATCTTTATAATTTCAATTTGTTCTAAACTATAATAATCTATTCCTAAATTTTCTTTTCCGCTTCTTGCATCCTTATATATTCTTATGAATCCTTTGCATTGATGTTTTAATCCTCTTAATCTATAAATTATTAAATCTCCAGATTCTATTAAATCTTTTAGTTGTTTGCTGTGTTTTACTACCACTTTTTTAAACATTTCATTGTTATAAAGTACATCGTTTTTCATTCCAAAATCATTGATATAAATAGTTCTATCAAATCTATATATTTCAGCTTCATAGTCTATATTTTTGATTTGAGCTATTATCCCGTCTTTAGTTCTCACATATTCTCTTACTTCAATTTTATCTTCCATTTGCTCCACCTACTTTTCTGGCATTTCAAATACATTTGAATTATGTGTTAATCTCATTAATCTTTCATCTTCACTAGTTTCAAAAGCTATATTTCCTGCTTTTTCATAAGCATTAATAATTCCTTGTAAAACTTCTTTTGCTCTTTCTTCTGTTGAGTATGTTCCTAATGTAGAATTTGTATCAGCTGTTGCCTCAATTGTAACTCTACCTTCTTCTACATCTATCCATATGCTTTCTATTCTGTCAAAATTCACTAATTCATCTTTTCCTTGACTTACTATTATCATTGTTTACCTCCATTTCTAGCATTTTCTACTAACTTTTTAATTATGTTTGTATAATATCTCTGTTCTGGTCTCAATAAATCTGCAAAATTATCTAAATCATCTAGTTCTTTTGCTTTTCTTTTCAAAATTGCTTCTTTTTCTTCCTTGTATAAATTATCATCTACTCCATTCAATCTTCTTGTTGCAATTAATTCTTCATTATCAATTACATCTGCCATGTATTTTCTCCTTTCATTTTATCTAAATATGTACACCCTACTGCATATGCAACCCAGATATCTGCTTTAAAACCATAAAACCAACCTGGATTCTTCTTAGTTCCAACTACACCAAATCTATCTATTAATGCTTGTCTAATGTTGCTATCTTTAGCTTTCATAGAATGACACAAGTTCATTTTTTCTTCTTTTCTGTATATAAATTTATAATCTTTATCGTATGCCTCTATAAATCTTCCAATCCATACACAAGTATCAAAAACTTCTTTTCCAACTGGCATTCCATAACTTGCTATCATTTCAATAACCATTGTATAGTAATTAACACTATTAGATAACTGGTCATATATTATATTTAATAATCTTTCATTTTTTACTTTTCCAAACTCTTCTGGCTCATATGTTTCTTCATTGATAAAACAATATGCACTTTCTATATTGCCAGGATCTATCGCTAGTATTTTCATATTCTCATTTGCTCCCCTAAATCTATATTTTTCTTGGTCGGCTTTTCTGAATATTCACATTTTTCTACTCCAACAAAGTTAATATCTTCTAATCTCATACAGCCGACCGCATTTTATACATTCGCCTTTTAACTTTGGATATTTATATATCATTTTCTACTCCTTGAAATTGTATTGATTGAACTCTATAGAAATCTTTTCCATAAATTCATCCCAATTCTTTGCTTTCTTTATATAATCCATAACCCTTTCTAGTGTATCTTTCTCTCCTTGCATCACTCCTGCTTCAAAGACACAAACACATAATAAAATTATTAATATTACTTTAAACATTGTTTAACCTCTCTTTTCCCAATTCTGTTATTTGATATATTACTTCCTTGCAATGTGTTTCAGTGTCTAACTCCTTGCCCACTATACATACTTGTCTTTTTTCTAATAGTGATGTCAATCTTGGCCTTGCATGGTTGTAATCTATCTCTTTTGTATAATTTCTGTATGCCATATACCTCGCTATTTGCTTTGCTGTTAGTTCTTTATATTCACTTAATATTTGCAATACTTGTATTTCTCTTTTGGTTTTATCTACTTTTTCGTTTGCTTCTCTTCTTGTTTCTTCACTCATTTCATTCATTTGTTTCACTCTCCTTTAGTTTAAATTTTGATATAAAAAATCTAAACTTTCATACTTTCTTTCATCAAAACTGTTTTTTTCTCTTGTTTTATTTTTTTTTGAATATCCATTCCATGTTAAAACTTTTTGTTTCCAATTCTTCACTTGATTTCCGTTTGAATCTATCCAATTTCCTTCTGTAAAATAGTTATAAAACTGTTCCGCATCTACTTTAAGCTGCTTTCCTTGAATATATTTTTGAATCTCTTCAAGAGAAGGAGGAACGAATTTCTTTTCTTCTTTTCCTTTTATTTCTTTTTCTTTTTTATTCTTATTAGGAGTAACCGTTCGTCGAACGTTCGTCGAATCGTCGCCGAATATTCTTTGCATTGTTTTTTCGTCATATTCTACTATCTTACTTGGACTAGGTTTATCTATCTTTTGCCAAACATTCCAGTTGTAAAGGCTATAATAATTGCTTCCGTCACAAGAGTAAAAGATTACGGACATATTAGAGCTTATCTCAGATAAGGTTTTATCTATGTCGGTACTTCTTATACCTTCCTCGTAAGGGAATAATGTAGACTTTAGATATACTGGATTACATCTTCCTCTTCCTTCGTCATCTGCAAGAGAGAATAGACCTATAAAAACCAATTTAGCTAGTGTTGATAACTTACTAAAATCTTCACTTTGCCATATACTAGGATCTATCATTCTCTTTCTCGCCACAACTTTTTACCTCCTTTGTTTGCCTTAATCTTTTTTCGTACAAAATTAGGGATAAAACTTATGTCTTATCCCTGCTGTTTTTAATCAAATATTTGTTTAATTAGTTTTTCTACTTTTGTTTTTAGTTCTTCTGTATTTCGACTTTTTTCTTCTTCTAGCTCCTCATCTGACATCAATCCAAGTTCTACTGCACGTCTTATTTCTTCTTTTGATAAGTTTGTTCCTTTTAACATACTTCTTGATAAATATGCTAAAGCTTTCATTAAATTTGGTTTTGTTCCTTTTAATTCAATTTTTACTTCATCTTCTTCTGATTCAATTAATATTTTAAAATTTTTATTCATTTCTATTTCCTCCTAATATTTTTTATAAATTAATTTTTCTTTGTTCCAATTCGCTCCATAAATGCCTTTTAAATAGTTTTCTATGTAATCTTCGTATAATTTAGTATCTTGTCCAAAATCTTCTTGATAATGACATCCTGGGCATAATGTAACTATATTCTCTTCTATTCCTAATCCTCCGTTGTGATCTTTTTATAAAATGTGCATTTGCACAGGATTTTGGAACATATCTTTCACAATAAATACATTTATGATTATCCCTGTTCCATACTATTTCTTTTACTTTCTGTGATATTTCACAAGCTTTACTTCTTTTGCTCATTTTTACCCCAGCTTTCTAATAAACTATTTATTTCTGCATCTGATTTTGTTTCTATATCTAACTGCTTACATTCCTGTACTAATAATTCAATTAATTTTGTCATTTCTGCCGTGTTATAAACACTTGACCCATAATATGTAATTACATTTGTAAAACCGTTCTAATTTGCTTTTCGTTGCTTCTGTTATCCAACCAATCCCATTTTTACTCCAAGCTTGTCTAAACCTTTCAACTGCTTCATTTTTGACTGGTATTACTTCATAACTTCCAATGTTTCTTATTAGATCTCTGTATATATCTTCTTTTGGAATACGCAATTTATCTTGTAATTTTCCTAGCAGAACCCAACAATATGCATTACTGTCTAGGCTTCTTTTAGGTTTATATTCTTTTAATTCAAATTCTTTGTCTTTTGCTTGTTCTAATAAATAAGTTATTATTTTGTTACTTGTTCCTACCACGTTTTTACCTTTCTACATGTTGATGCATAAATACATATTCTGAATTTTCTCCCATGTTATTTAATAAAAATTCACTTGCTTGTTGCTTACTCAAATGGCTATCTTTTGCTCTAAATTCGTAAACATATTTACAGTCTTGTTGTTTTTCTTTTATCCTTTCTTCTATCTCATCTTCATCATAATTGCCTTCAATAAGATATAAATCATAATTTTTAGCACTTATTCCTTCAACTGTTTTTGTGTCTGTCATATATATTACTTTATAATCGTCAAACAGTATCCTATAGCCACACTGTGGTACGTCATGATATAATTTGATTGGTACAATTTTAAACAGCTTATAATCGTATCTCGTGCCAATTTCAAGTATATCTATGTTCTTTCTTTCAACCCCACATTCTAAAAGAGGCTTTAGCAACCATTCACAACATGCAAATCTTAAAGTGGGTCTTTCCTGAGCTAATTTTTTTATTGTTTCTTTCTTAAAATGATCTGAATGTATGTGAGTGAGAAGTACTATTTTTAATTTCTTATAATACTTCTCTAATTTCTTAAAGGTAACTCCACAATCAATTAAAATTATGTCTCTTATTATTGTTGCATTTCCTGTACTGCAGCTTGATATAATTTTATATGTCATTCATTGATACCTCTTTTGTGGTTATTTCTGATTGTTCTTCTGTTTCTGCTTGTACTTCAATTGGTTCTTGTTGAGGAATTTCTTGTTGCATTTCTTCTGCTTCATACATTCCTGCTAAATCTTCAACAAATGTTTCTCTTAATGCTCTTACTTTTGCAACTTTTTCAACCATTGTAGCTCCTTTATTTCCCCAATTTGAATTTAATTGACCTTGTCCTGTTTTCTGTGCTACCTCATTAAAACTTACACTTGAATATGTAGGATGCGTCCAATCTTTTCTAAACACTCTAGCCCAACCACCTACAAGTTGTTCGTTTCCTAACTTAAATGTTCCTTGTCTTTCTTCTATTGTTCCATCATCTTTTTGAACTATGATTCCACATTCCATTCCATCATAATTAGGATTTAAAACAGCTCTTTTTAATATTGCATCTTTTCCAACGACTAATTGAGCTGGTGTTCCTGCCTTATATTTAATTAAATATGCTTCTCTCAAAAACGGATTTAATTTTCTAACTTTGCAAAGTTCTGTAAATAGCTTAAATTCTTGATTTGTAATAGGGACATCACTTCCAACTATATATTCTTGTACTATTTTCTTACTTAATTTTATTTCTTGTCCTTCTACCTCAAATTTAACTACTAAATCTTGTGTCTTATCTTGATTTTCATTATTCATATTCGTAACCTCCATTTACTAGAAATTGTTTTAATTCTCTTAATTGGTTTCTTGTTCCCCTTACCGTAAATTTTAAAATTAAAATTTCTTCTGCTTTTTCTTCTATTACTGGTGCATTTAATATTGTTTGTTCACTATATTTGTCTGACTCTTTTGCAGTATCCAAAATAAATTTTTGAAGTTCTTTTTCTTGTTCTATTTTTTTCTTTTCTTCTTCAATAGCTTTAAATCTGTTTGTTACACTTGTTATTGCATTACTTACATTTAATATTTGTTTGTATTCAACTAGTATTTCTGCTTTATGTTCTTGTGTTTCAATTAACTTTAAATCATCTACTATTTTGTCTATAAATTGTTTTGCTTGCTCTTTTAAGCTTTTCATACTTGCTGATAATGTTACATTTATTCTTGCTTGTCCATATGTAATAAAATCAATATTATTTACTGTTTTATATTCTTCAAAGTAGTCTTTTATTTCTTGCTCTTTCTTGGCTTTCAATTCATTTTCCGTTAAATCTATTTTTGTTTTTAAATCATTATCTGCACTTTTATATTTATCTGATATGTATGTTTTATATATTTCTTCAAATTGCATATATGGTGCTAATATTTGTTCTTTTACAACTTTTCTTTGTTGTTCAACTTCTTTAAATTCTTTATTTAGATCGGCTCTCACTTGTTTTATTGCTTTTACATTTTCATCTGTGCAAACTAAACTCTTTGCATTTTCTACCTTTTTATCAATTTCTGCTGATAATTCCTTTAAATGTTCCTCTATTTGAGGTAATTGTTTTACAACTATTAGTTCCTGCAT